ACACGAAGCTATGAATTGGCTACAAAAGATTGCGCGGGATGTGAGCCGAGAAGAGATACCACTCATGTGGCAAACACCAAGCGGCTTTAAGATCGTTCAGAGCTACCCTGAGATGAAATCCTTACGGATACAGACCCACATTGATGGACAGCTTGTGCGCCCTCGTATGGCCTCTCCTAACTATACCAAGGTGGATAAGAAGAGAGCAGCGTCTGGAGTCTCACCCAATTTTGTTCATGGGATAGATTCTGCGTTCATGGTGCTGACGATACTTTCCTGCGCTTCTGGTGGTTCTGCTGGTGAAAAACCCATTACAGATTTTTGGATGATTCACGATTCCTACGGAACGACAGTAAAGAATGTTGCACTGCTGGCAAAAACTCTCAGGGAGGTGTTTGTACAAATGTTTGAGGACAACGATGTGCTAGAGCAATTCCGTGATTCAATGCTAAAGGCTATTCCCGAAGTAGCCCACCCACCAAAGAAAGGCACCCTATGTTTGAAGGGCGTTATTGAATCTAAGTATTTTTTCTCTTAAAGGGCTTGACTTGCAACGCATGTGCTGAAAGCCCATAAGTATCCCGTTATACACAAGTGTACCGAAAAACACACTTGATGGAGAGGAATAATGAATGACATAGATAGAGCAGTCCAACTAATCACCAACGGTGAGCCTATACCACTAGACCTCTTTGCCACCCTGATTGGGCAAGGCATAGATGTTTCAGAACTTGAACGAAAATACAAAAGGTAACTATAGCATGGCTAATAAAATGATGATGACACCTAAAGGCTCGGCAAATTGGGTTAAGGTTTTTCAACCTGACACAAAATACCAACCAGAAGGGGAATACTCAATGAAGCTTGTTGTACGGGAAGATTTAGCTGAAGACTTGTGTGGTCAGCTAGATAGTCTTACAGATGCAATTTATGCAAAGTCTTTAAAGGACAACCCAAGGCTTAAGACTAAGCTGACTAAGCGTACCCCTTACGAGCAAGTGCTTGATGACGAGGGCAATGAAACAGGTGAGATTGAATTTAAATTCAAGACCAAGGCCCGTATTACAGCTAAAGACGGCAGCACGTACACCAACAAAGTTGCTGTGTTTGATGCCAAAGCGAAGCCCATTACTGAGCAGTTAAACATTGGTAATGGTTCGATTATGAAAGTTGGTTTCGAGCCTGTCCCTTACATGATGCAGTCTACTAAAGAAGCATCAGTTTCATTACGTTTAAAATCCACTCAATTAATTGACCTTGTTGAGTATGGCGCGTCAAGTCCATTCGGAGAAGAAGAAGGATATACGTTTGAAGAAAGCTCAAAGCCCTCAGAAGTTGCAGAAGAAAGTAGCAGTGACTTCAGCAACGAAGAAGACGAAGAAGACTTCTAAGAAAGAAGTTAAGTATCGAAGCGGCCTTGAACGAAACGTAGCACTTGACCTAAACAAACGGGGTATTAGCTTTCAGTATGAACATGAGCGTATCCCGTATGTGGTCGAGCGTAAGTATCTACCAGACTTCCAGTTGCCTAATGGTATCTACATTGAAGCAAAGGGATGGTTTAAAGACGAAGACTGCCGAAAGATGAAGTTACTCAAGAAGCAGTACCCTGACAAGGAGTTTCGATTCTTGTTCCAAAACAACAACACAAAAGTTCAATCTAAGCGGTTCACTAATTCCCAGTGGTGTGAGAAGTATGACTTCAAATACTGTGAAGGTAAGGTGCCCGACAGTTGGCTTAAGGAAAAACTAAAGTGAAACTAAGAGAACGCACAGACTATGTGGTAATTCACTGTGCCCAAACTAAACCGTCAATGGATATAGGTTTTAAAGAAATCGACCAGTGGCATAAACGCAGAGGTTGGGCGGGTTGCGGGTACAATTTTATTATACGACAGAACGGTATCATTGAAACAGGACGTGCCTTAGAGCAAGTTGGTGCCCACGTAAAGGGCTTCAATCACAATTCCTTGGGAATCTGTTTGGTAGGTGGCATAGATGAAGATGGTGACTTCGATGTTAACTACACTCCTGAACAATGGGACACGTTAGATTGTCTCGTTGAAACAATGACTAAAATTTATCCTAATGCTGCTGTAGTCGGTCATAAAGACTTGGACTCACATAAGGCATGCCCAATATTTGAGGTAGCAGCATGGCTAAAACAGACCAAGGAGATTCGCACCTCTTAAGTGGAAAGCTTCCCTGCCCTAAGTGTACATCCAGTGATGGATACCATCTGTACTCAAACGGGTGGGGAAAGTGCTTCGCGTGTGACGCAAACGTGCCGTGGGATGTGGCCCTACAATCAACAGAAGAGGCACCTAAAGTGAGTGGATTGATACCTAAAGGGGAACACACTTCCCTAAACAAACGTAAGATCAATGCCGATACCTGTGCCCTATGGGACTACACCAAGGCTGAGTACAACGGTACTACGGTTCAGATAGCAAACTACAAAAACGATAAGGGCACCACCATTGCTCAGAAGGTGCGCTTTCCTAATAAGGACTTTAAGTTCTTAGGTGATACTCAAAACATCCCTCTCTATGGTCAATGGCTTTGGAAAGACGGTGGAAAGATGGTCACGCTCGTAGAAGGAGAAATCGATGCCTTAAGTGCAAGCCAGACCCAAGACAACAAGTGGGCCGTGGTGAGCGTCCCAAACGGCTGTCAAGGGGCAGTCAAAGCTGTCAAGAATAACCTTGAGTGGCTTCTTAAGTTTGACACCGTGGTCATTATGTTTGACCAAGATGAAGTCGGGCAGGAAGCCGCCCACAAGGTTGCTGAGTTGCTTCCACCACGTAAAGCTAAGATAGCATCACTACCTCTTAAAGATGCTTCAGAGATGCTAATGGCAGGTCGCAGTAAAGACCTTATCACTGCCATGTGGCAAGCCAAGACTTACACCCCTGCGGGTATCGTAAGTGGTTCTGAGTTACGTAAGCGTCTTGAAGATCGTCCCGAAGTGCAGAGCTATGCTTGGCCTAGTTTTATGCAGGGAATGAATCAAAAGACCTACGGCATACGCCTTGGGGAGCTTGATGTATTCACTAGCGGCAGTGGTATGGGTAAGACTACTCTTATCAAGCAACTTCAACATCACTTCATGCAGACCACAGACCTTAACCAAGCCCTCATTCATCTTGAGGAACCTTTGGAGGAGACTGCTGAAGGGCTTATAGGTATTCACATAGGCAAGCGCCTTAACCTTCCAGACGTACGTGAATACGTACCTGAAGAGGACTACTGGCAAGGCTTTGATGAAACCTTTGGTGCTGTAGATATTGATGGTAACTCTAGGCTTAACGTCTACGATGCCTTTGGTTCTCTTGATGAGACTGACCTGTACAACAAGGTTCGATACTTCGCTACTGGCTTAAACTGTAAGGTCATTTGGATTGACCACCTCTCCATATTGGTCAGTGACTTAGGTAGTGAAAGCCAAGATGAACGTAGGGCTATAGACAGTATTATGCACAACCTAAAAATGTTGACGCAAGAGCTTGGGGTCTACATAGGACTCATAAGCCACTTGAAGAAAGCACCGCAAGGTAGATCGTTTGAAGAAGGGTACGTACCTAGCTCAGATGACTTACGTGGTTCAGGCTCAATCAAGCAACTGTCTAACAATGTCTACGCAATAAGCCGTAACCAGCAAGAGGAAGACGATAGGGCACGTAACACCTCACTACTCACTGTACTTAAGTGTCGCTACACGGGACGTACAGGAAGGGCAGACTACCTTTACTTTGACGAACACACAGGCCGCATGGTCATTGGGCAAGACCCCGATGCAGCTATGGTTGCCAATGGTTCTAACTAATTACTCCAACGAGAGAATAATCATATGACTACTTACGTATTTGATATTGAAACAGATGGGCTACTAGAAGAAGTTTCTAAAATACACTGCATTGTAATGGCTGACATGGGGACACGAAAGTTACTTAAGTTCACCACAGCTTCTAATAATATTGACCAAGGCTTAAAGCTTCTTAGTGAAGCCACCGAGCTTATTGGTCATAACATTATGGAGTACGACTTAGGTGTGATTAAAAAGCTTTACCCAACTTGGCACACAAGCGCAGTATTAACAGATACGTTGATATGTAGTCGGTTGATCTGGGGAAATATGTATGAAGTAGATGCTACGCATTATAGGCACATACCAATACATGTTAAAGGTAGGCACTCGTTAGAATCTTGGGGGCACCGCTTGGGTTTCTATAAAGGAGACTTCGGCTCTACGGCAGATTGGACGGTGTATACACCTGAGATGCTTAAGTATTGCTCACAAGATGTGTTAGTGAACGTCAAGTTCTACGAGCATGTGTTAACTCAGAAGTACAGCGAGGATGCAATACTTCTTGAGCATGACATACACCGTATCTGTCTTGAACAACAAGCCATAGGTTTCCCCTTCAATGAAGAAAAAGCTGTGCTTCTTTACGCAGAGCTTGGTGGTCGTAGGGATGAAATCAAGCAGTTAATGATTGACACCTTTGAACCAAACATTATTGAGCTTAAGACAAAGACTAAAACCATACCCTTCAACCCCAGTAGCCGACAGCAAATAGCTGAT